TATCATACAAAAAAGTAATGAATAATAGCTGCTATTATCAGGAAAAGAATCCCGAAGATAAAGGAATATTTATTTTTATAAATTGGTTTCATTATCTGTATTCTTCTGATTGTATTTTTATTAAATCCCAATTATTCAAATCAACCCAATTACCTCCTTTAAAACCTAAAGTTACTTTATAAATAAACTCTTTTTCTACACCAAAAGAATTTTTGGCAGATACTTTTCGTAAAATAGTATAAGAACCATTAGAATTTCGTTCACTAGAACAATCAAATGTAGAAAAATCTGCTGTAGATGGGTTTTTTAAATCTTGTTTTATAAAATCTTGTGAAGTCAAACATACATTATCACATTCTTGATAAACTAAATAAGAAGAATTATTTAATTTCTTTCTGTTTTTTGAACTAATTGTATCTTTAGAATCACTATAAACATCTTTCTTAATGTCATTATAAATTTTAGTTTTTTCTGACTGACTTAAAAAATCTTCAATTTTTTCTTTTTTCTCATTTAATAAGTAAAAATCTATCGTTTTTGAATAATCATCTATCTTTTCTTCTTCATATTTTTTATCTAGCAAATGAGAAATACAATAAGAAGTGTAAGCTGATATTAATGCTAAAGTATCATTACTCTTAAAAATGGTATCAATTTTTTCTTTTCGGATTATTTGACCATTAAGTTGTTTATCATCATATGTAACAACTTTATAATATCTTTTTTCGTTATTACAAGAGCATAGAACAATGATAATTAAAAATAAATATTTCCTCATATTAATTTAATTTAAGTTGAATCCAAATATAAAAAAAAATCACTCCTAAGAGCAATTTTTTAATGTTTTTAATGCCTTTCGATAGTCTTTTCTATCGAGTTCGTCGTTCATTAAAGGCGATTCTAGTAAAACGTTGTACCAGAATTTTAATACTTTTCTTGCTGCCTTCAGTTTTTGTTTAGAGTTTTTTTTTGACATCGGCTGAGAATTTTTGTCAAATAATAACTACAAAGTTTTTATTTTATTGTAAGTAGCTGTTATTTAGACTTATTCTTCTATTTTCTTCAGTTCTGCTACAACTGCATCAGTAAAACCAAAGGAAAGCTCACGCGCTATATTATTGAGATGTCCATAGATAATTTTGTTATGGATAATATTGCGTTTCTTTCTGATGGTTCCTTTGCTTTTGGATGTTCGCGTTTTCATATCGTTGAAACGATGTTGTTTCTTATGACGATATTCTAAGGTATTGCTACGAACTGTCATTCCTTTATCGCGCCAAAATGCAGAACGAAAGGAAGACATTGCTTTGTCAATAGCTTGGTTTATTTCTTGACCTTCATTCTTTAAGGTGATTTCTATAAACTTTCCTTCAGCAATAGCTTTAGCATTGTCTTTTCTTTTTTGGAGCAATGACATTAGTAGGATGGTGTTTTAAGTTTATAGTTTATTTCGTAACCATCACATCCAGCTAAACCCCAAATAGGATCTATTGCAAAAGAAGCTACTTCTAATTCTTTCATTGTATTGCTACATGAAAAATTTGGTTTGTCATTTAACATTTGAGTTTTTATAGCTTTTACCGCTAATTGAGTTCTTTTAAAACTTTCAATAGTAGCTTGATGACCTCCTTTACTATCGTTTTTTTCTAAAACCAACCAAAGCATAACATCAACATCCTGAACATTATCTACATTGGTGCCAATTGTTTCGTGTGAAGGAATAAATCCAACTAGGATAATATTATCACTATCGGTGTAGTCTTTTACTTCCTTTGCCAATTGGGAATCATCACAAACAATAACAAACTTTTTGATTGCTGCAATGTCGTTTTTTAATTTTTCTCCGTATTCTTCGACTTTTTCAATTAGTATCATGGTGTAACGCTTTTTTGGTCTCTTTCTTGGTCTAAATTCTTTTTGGTAACGTAATGCATGTAAGTAAAGACTTCCCACATATTGGTATCTCTTACTTTATCCATTTCGCCATAAGTACCTGTCTCAGATATTGAAATCAAAACAGTTTTCATTCCCATTCCTGGTATATTGCTTTTGTCTTTTTTGGAATTAGAAAATAATATGGATAAATCCAATTCATTTCCTTGAACGAATATCTTACAATCACTTAAATAGGCATTAAAAGAAGCAAAGTATAAATAAAAGCCCCAAACGATGCCAATTGGTTGTGTTTTAAATTGTTCGGCACGTTCACTTACTTTTTTTGTTGAATAATTGACTCTATCACTAGATAATAGTTTTTTTGGCCGATATCCAATAGCTAATAATCTATGTAAATAGATCATTTGATTAGTTTGATTGAAATTGATAAACTCTTCTAGCATATCAATGTATTCACCAAATGTGATATCCTCAAAACTATTTTTAGGACCGTAATAGTTTCTGAAGTAACCAATGAAGCTTGGAATTGGATTATGTGTGTAATACATTTTCAAACTTCTTGGTTCGTTATCTTGAATTTGTTTAAATGTTTGCGTTTCAAAAAACGAATCAACCATTTCGGATAACTGATAAACTCGTGAGCTCTTTTCTAAATCTTCAACGTTTTGATTTACTGGTTTCATGTTCATTAATTTATAAATCGCATGTATTCTAAATTCAAAATAGGATAACTCACCAGTTTGATAGAGGAAAAGTAAAGCAGAAAGTTCAATATATTGCACTTTGTCACATTCCGACAAATCTGCCGGAATGTAAAGTGTTATGTTCTTAGATGGAATCTCAATTATTTGCATATAAATTTGAAATCTTTAGTAATGGTGATTCCTAAATCTTGCATTTTGAAGAAGTATTCTGTATTAATTGCTGTTAGAACCTCTTCTGGTTTAGTATAAGTACCAGGAATAAATTTAGAGCCATAATGCTGTCCTGAAATCCTTCTCCAATTGGCTTTGATTTCGTCAATTAATTCCTGTTGTTTCGTGGCTTTTTCTTGATTCAATTTATTTAATGTATTAGTTACATCATCATAAATTGCGTCTCTCTTTTTTAGCTCTCTTTTTCTGAATTGTTTCAGGAACCATTTCCAAATAAGTTTTAAAGGATTTTTCATATAGTAAAGTTTTATAGTTTAACAGTCAACGAATTTATCGTCTGGATTGAATTCTCTTTTGTATTCTTCAACAGGAAGAGTACTAGTTTCTAGTGACTTTAAATAATCTGCAATTGCTTCAAATGCTTTTTGTGCATCTTTTGCAAATCTTTGTGATAATGAGTCAGCTTCAAATTTTTCAGCGCTTTTTCGAGCCGATATAGAAAGTCTAGAAGCGTCAGCTACCTGAAGAACTCCTTCAGGGAATAATTGAGCAGATAAGCGAGGGATTCCCCAAGACAAACCTTTATATACTAATGCTTCTTTTACTAAATTATAAAGCTTTTTATCGTAGGTATTATCGTTATCTTTTAATTTTTGTTTTAATGACTCATATACTGGTTCAGTAAGTAATGGTATTATTTCATCGCGTTCTGCTTTTTTTATTCCTGGCAATAACTTTATGTACAATAATCTTGAGCCTTCAATATTGAAGTAATCATCAATTTCTGATGCAGTTCTTACTAAATGGTTATAAGTATCTTTGTAAGATTGAGAAGTTTTCCATCCAGAAACATTTCCATCCATATACTTGATGAGCTTATCCAATAGTAAATAATAGTCTCGCTCCATTTTTCTGTCTGAATTGACTATTTGCCATTCCCATGCTAACTTTTGTTTGTCATTAATTTGGTTGACTCTTCCGTTGCTTGAATGTGAAAGGTCATTATCTTTTGCATAGTTTCTGTATCCATCAAGTAGTATAACAGTTTGAACTCTTCTTAAAAATTCAGCATCGCCTTCAGAAGCAGATGATGCTTCGTAAATTCCAATAAGTACATTGTATAAATTTGTTCCAATTATTTCTATGACATTATCAGTTGCAGGGTACAATTTAGGTTTAAGATTTTCAAACTTAATGTCTCCATCTGTAAAACCTAATAATTGTTTTATTTCGGCAGAACCTTGTCCGCCTTTATCAAAAAGTAGTTTCATAGTTATTGTTTTACTAACCTTTCGTTAGGATTAATATTAGATTGAGTTTGTGCCTGAGTTCTATGAAAACCAATCTTCAAATTTTTATTAGGAAAATTTGCTTTCAATGTATCGTTAAGCGTTTTACATATAACTTCTTCAGGTTTATAGACGCTTGAGTTAACGAAGTTTTGATAAGCATACACTTGCTCAGAACCTCCATTTACCTTTCCTGCTTCACCTATATTGGATAAACCAACGTTCATGCCTATATTAGCAGATAGTGACCTATCGGCTCTCTCTGAAATTTTAATTTGTGCTGCAACAAAATCTTTAATATTTTGAGGAATAGGAGTAATTTTCCAACCATGTTCAATGATATTAGTATGTTGTACTTCTATCTTTTTTCTAGTATGCCAAACTTTACCTGTGTTTTCATCACTTGCTAGTACATCTAATAAATCTTTCATGAAGTTTTGTCTGAACTTAACAATCTCATTTGGTTTATATTGTCTTCCTGATAATCTAGCATTTTCTTTTAACTTTTCTTCTTCGTCATCCCAAAACTGTTGTGGACTCTCAACGTGATACTTAACATTGATTGAGTTTTTTGACAAGGCTTTAAAGATTAATGGTGTTGCTGTTGAACGACGCAACCACTCAAGAGAACCAAACAATGGTGGAGTAGAGTAATAGTCATCACCAAAGGTGTATTGATTAGCGTACTGAATCGATGTTGGATAAGCAAATGGATCATTTGAAACAAATATAGGATATACTCTCAAGTTAGTAAATGACTTTATATTATCAAATCTAAAGTTATCAGTAACAGCAATATGTGTTGGTATTAAGTCTTTAGAACTAACATGACAACACAAACGCGCCTTATTCATAGATACGTGTTCAAGTTTGCTTATCTTATCACTTCCATTTACCCTGTTAGCTTTAGTCTTGATTACTTTGGAAAATTGACCTTTCATATGTGCGTAATCAAAAGCACACTTCTCCAGATACTTCTTATAATCCCACATATCTAACCATAATTGAACATCAGCATCTTTTACCCAGTTCCTGATTATCTGTCCTTCATCAATATCTTCTGTGTATAAGAATGGACCATTTCCCATAATCATAAACACTTGCTTCTCGATTATACCAGGAGCTGTTGAGTTTTCTTGCACTGCATTCTTGATAATCTTTGGCAAGTCATCACTTGTACCATAAGGAAATATAAGCCAATCTTCAACTCTAAAGTAATTCTCTTGATAATCAAGTGATTGTTTACCTAGCTTAAATGAATCTAAATCTCGAGGATTGCTTATCGTTTCAAAGACAAAGCCAGTCTTTTCATTGGTTAGTATACCGGAACGGTCATAAATTTCAATCATGGTATTATTCTTTTGTTATTAAATGTCATCATTAATGGTAAATAGAACTGTCTTTGCTTATCTGATGTATCGTTATAATCGGTGTAAGCTATGAGAAGTCCTGCTTTTTTTGATTGGTCATCCCTGTAACCTTTTCTCAGTAAGGCACGCTCAACTACTTTCAATCCATCTGTCTTATTTAAGTCTTCAGAATAACTAATGTAACTAAATGAGAAAGGTATGTTTATCCTTGTGTAGGCTCTCATTTGCTTGATAGCTTCTCTTAGCTTGATTGTTTCTAGTTCTTTTGACATAGTGCAAGTTTATAACATTGCACAAATTATAATTGGACACAAACAACACCAATAAATACGGGCTATTGGTGTTATTTGAGTAGTCTAATGGTGGGCGGTGCGCTCATATTTCTATTAAAAGCGCACAATTGCACGTACAAACCGAATTATGAGCGTGGCGGGGTTTGGAAAGACACAAAAAACAATTCATTCAAACCTTTTAGGGTTGAATTCTTGTTTTATGGTGCTTTTACTTTTTTTTATTTTTTTTTTGCGCTAAAAAGCTTCTATTTTAATTTCAATTTTTACTTATTTAGATTAATTCTAATTTTATGATTTTTAACTATAATTTGTAAAATTTCACATCATTTTATTTGTCAATTTGATAGTTTTTTGTATCTTTAAGTATTGATAATCAAATAAATACATTTTTTATGAACCAAAAAGCACAGACAAAAGAAGAGGTTAAAGACCTTAAAAAAGTAGAAGTTTTAAAAGTTGTGGAAAACTTAAAACCTACCGAAGAAGTAGTAAAAACGCCTAAAGCGGACGATAAAACTACAACCCAAGAAACCGACATAGTAAATATGTTGAATCCAAGTTCAGAAACAAGGTTAAAACGTTTGGAACAATTCCAAGTTTTAGCGGACAAATTCAAAGCGCTTAAAGCAATGGAAGACAATTTGACAAAGTTTATTTTGTCAAGTGATGGAACAAAGGAAAAAATCGAGTTATCTAATAATAGCGGTTTTAAATTCGTTGTTTCCAACACTCAAACCATTGAAAAGGTTTTGAATTTAATTCAAATCGAGTTAGATATTTTTATCAAAAAAGCTGATGAAGAAGTGAAAGCTTTCATTATCTAACAGAAACAACAAAGCCGGAGCGGTGGAACGCTTCGGCTTCTATTGATAATCAAATTTTTATACGCCATGCACAAAAACTCAATCGAGAGCAAAGCTAATGCTTTCAAATTATCTACGCAAGTAAAATCTATACTTCACGAAAAAGGTTTTTCTAAAGTTTTTAATTACGCAGATTATAAATACTTCAAAGCGCAATGTAATAACGCTTTTCACAAAGCTCAAGCAATTGCGGAAAAATTCATCGAGGATAACAATCAATTAAATTCTGATTTTGATGAATACGTATTTTAAAATCCGAACCTTAAAAATAACATCCTTATTTACAAAGCCGAAATGGAGCAAACCAAAGTTAAAGCCTAAACTAATAATTCAAGGCGACTGGATGCAAAAAGCAGGTTTTGAAATAGGTGAGAAAGTCACAATTTCAGTTTCACAAAATTTATTAATTATTCAAAAATTAGACAATGAACACAAATAGCATATATTTTAACAGACCATTACAAAACGATAACATTTTTGTAAAAAACGCCATTTTACCTATAAGCCAAATTACAAATTATCCAAGCCGTAAAGGTTTGGATAAGGTAATAATTTCAGAAAACACAATAGTTAACTTTGTTTCAAATTCTTACGGACATTTACCAAACGAGCAATTTTTTTATAAGGTTGAAGAAATGCTTACTTTATCTGATATAAAATACACCACACGCAGTATTAACAGAGATAACAGAAGTTTTGCAGTAGATTATATTTTAAATGATGACAGATATTGTGTTAATGTAAAGAACGGAACCGACAAAATTAGACCGATGTTGCGTTTTACTAATTCCTACGACGGAAGTTGTAAAACATCGGGCAAGTTCGGTTTTTTTCGTGAGGTTTGCAGTAATGGACTACACACCGCAAAAACTGACATAGGTTTTTCTTTGAGACATAAAGGCAATATTAACGAGTTAGTTTTACCAGCTATCTACACCACAATAGAAAAGTTTTTAGAAAATGAATTCTATGAGATTAGAAAAAAGTTTGAAGTAATGGCTGACTTTAAAGTAGTAGAACCCGAAGAAATTGTAAAACGTATCGCAGACGAAACCAAACTTTTTAAGTTTGAGAGCTCCGATAAGAACCCATTGCCAAGCCTTAACGCTAGGACTGTTTTAGAGACAATCGAAAGAGAAACTAAAATTTTCAAAGAGGACGCTAATTTATGGAACGTATATAACGCTTTTAACGAGATATTACACACCAAACTAAAGAAAACCTTTGACCAACAAGAGAAACTCGATAAAAACCTATTCAACGCAGTCTTAGAGTATGCAAATTAAACAAAAAGCCACTTTTATAGTGGCTTTTTCATTTCAAAAAAAATTCCGCCCGATTGGGCGGAGTTTTGTGTCTTTTTTCTTCTTTTTGTGAAAATACTAACGTATTTTTTTTATGGTTCCTCCTTTTTAAAGCTGATGTAAAATGTATGTAAAGCCTCATCACTCATTTCATATATTCTTGATTTTATCCAACCACCACCATACTCTCTAAAATCATAATAGTCTTCCATAAACAAACCACTATCTCTATAACATAAATCAGGAACAGAGCCAAAAATCATTCTTAATAAATCTTCTCTTTTTAATTTAACAATCATCACACCAAATTTTTTAAGTTTTTCTCTTCTACAATTTCCATCAAAGCAGCTGCAAAAATTGTTTTCTTTTCAAGCGTATCGGCGAGAGTAGTAGTGTCTTGAATAGTCTTCATTGCTTCAAAATGATTTTGATTTTTTGAAGTCATTGTATGCTGAATTGTTTTAATATAAGTTGTAACAACTTCATCATACTTGTTACCCAGCAACTCTTTTGCAGTTTCACGACATTGATCTAAAACTACAAGGTTTTGGAAAGGTTTACTCATTTTTAACCATTTTTGATGAAACAATCTTACCTAAATTCAAATCAAAATCAACTTTATGAACCCATTGTTCATGTGATTTATTCATATCTTCTTTAGTAATAATAGTTGTACTAACTATATTTCCATCATAGTCTAAAATTTGCATTGTAGCTTTATCAAATTGATTAAGTTTTTCTAAATATTCATTTACATCCATGACGTTGGTTTTTGATTATCAATACACAAATATACGAAAATTATCTTCAGATAACTTCAGGTGACATATCTACATAATCACGTTTTTTTCTTCCTGAAGCTTCAACCCACGAAACTCTGAAGAAAAAGTATTTCATTGCATCTGGTATATTTGTTGATTCTCTTGGTAACCTACTTGGATGCAATTTTTCCGAAGTTTTATTTTTACCTATAAATGGTCTACCAGTACGTTTTTCTTTTTGAATAACCGTTTTAGTTTTACCCATTGCACTACGCAAATTAGGACAACCAAATTTGCAAATTCTCAATTTGGGTAAGTCTGGATTTTCTTCTGACATTATATTTTTCATTAACTGATATTCCTGGTAATGAAAAATAGTACTCTGACCTTTGTTCATCATTTCAACCTGCCATCCTGTTGGAGTTCCATCGACATAAAACTTTAGATAATTTGCTAACTCGGTAGCAAAATCTTTTCCAACCGCTTCATAGGCATTTCCTGAACGGTCATAGTATAAATTTATTTTCTTTTCTGGATGATCTTTATAGAATTCCAGAAATTGATTTGCTAACTCTCTCAAGTGATGCGGAGGTAGTGTATAAAATTCTTTGAATAAAAAAACGAATTCTCCTGCTTGCTGTCCGGAAACCATTGAGCACATATTACCAAAATCGACACCAATATCTATTGGTTTATTTTTCTGTAGATATCTTTGAGCTAAACTACTTTCTACAATGTTTTCATCACCAATTTTATATTTTTCCTCGTAAAATTCCGTCATAATACCATCATCATAAAAATGGTGGTCGGCCATGTTGATATAGAAACGCTCTCCTTTCTTTGCTTTTGCTGGAAATGAACCCACTGCTGTTTTAAATTCTTCAGCTCCTAAATGCATTAAAGAATCTTTAAACCATTCTGGAGACAAAAAGTCAACATTAACGTAAGACGAAACAACTTTAAAAAAAGTACTTTCTTTCCTTACTTTTCTCCAACGCTTTTCCCATCTAAGGAGTTGTTTTTGTAACTGAATAACTTTTTGAGCATTGCCTGCTTTTTCTTCATTCATTTTTTCAATTTGAATTTCATTCATTACTAAAGCAGTTTGAAGAGCCAATCTACATTGCTCTTCGTTCATTTCCTTTTCTCTGTCTAATATCCAATCAAATTCACCGTCAGCTACGTTTGGCATATCGGTCGTAAAAGTGGAACCACGATAATACACCGATGCTGCAAACTTTTTATATCCACGCAAAGCAGGAGTTAATTTTTTTATCTTATTAAAATCTAGATATTTCGCTTCATCACCAAACAAATGTTGGTACGAGTTTCCTGCTGCTCCTGATGGTTGGTCCATAGAAACTATATTTACGAAACATCCGTTAAAAATTGATATAGTATGCTTATAACTTTGCGGAGCTTTGTAAGGTTTCGCAAAGTGGGATGGAGGAGGTTGATCAATAACATAATGAATTCCCTCTATCCAACCTTTTCTATTTAAACCCTCTATTAATGCAGGAATGATATTTTTTAAGGCATTTACATAGGTATCGGCTACCCATGCAAAGTATGCTCCTGGCATATCATAACAAACTTCTATAAAACGCTCAGCTTGAATATCTGAAGTTTTAGAAGTTCCACGACCGGCAACTATCCAAAGAAATTTTGGAGCAATAAGTGCAATAGTAATCGCCAACCATGTAGCGAAACGTTTATCTAACCTTTTATCGTTCAGGTTTACGGAGGTCTTCCTGCTCATTTCCGAATAGTTTTATAGGTTCAATAGCCGCGTCTTGTTTCATCAGCATTTTTTCTGCTGGAGTAAAATCTTCTAGTTCGTCGATTTGTTTTGCTAAAAGAGTTCTATTTATCGGAGATTCTCCCAAAAATGAAGAATCCATTGCATAAATTTTGATAGGTTTATCAAATAACTCTTTTGGTAGTTCTGGAGGATCTACCGTTTCCAAATCTCTCATTTTATAGGCACGTTCACCAACTCTCGAAGCTCTATCGAAGTCTTCAGGAGTTTTAGCTATTAATGTTATAGCTGTAGCTAAATCATCTTGTTTTCTAGCGTAGATATTACGATAAACATTTTTAGGGATTTCGGTATCGGAATAGAAGTAAATTAGCATATCATTATAAAGCTCATTCACTTTATAACGATTAAGTTCAGGACGAGTAACCAATACATGTTTGATAATTGATTCTTTTGTCCCAAAATGATTGATGCGTAAAAACATTTTATGCATCACTTCAAGTATGTTGAGATAGTTTACAAGCTCTTCAGGAGCGTCAGAAACATCGCCAGTTTCCATGAACTCATAAACATCATCTAAACTGATGTCTTCAAATTTAATCTTCTTCATAGAATAGTATTTTTCTTTTTACTTGCTCGACTTCAATTCGATTTACTGCTTTCACATATTCTTGTGCTGCAGTAATATTTCCAGCTTCAGCATTAAGTTTCAATTTATCATTAATTATAAATTGAGTCTGTAACTTTCCACGTGTAATATGAAACTGAATCGCACTATTATTTTGTTTCCTGGCTTTCTCAAATTCAATAAAATCCTTCTCAAGATAAATAGCCATTTGATGATGGTCATAATTCATTGCAGCCAAAGCGGCAATTGTATCTAATTCCTCATCAGAAAGCTTCAACATATTAAATAATACTACTTGTGACATTTTATAAGTATATAGATTCCAATTAAAAATGATACGAACGCTGAAAAAACCGCTAATTGTTTTGTAGAAGTTAAATTTTCAGAAATTATTCCTAGAATAAAACTCATTAAAACCCAAAACCAACCTAAAAAAGTACATCCGCCTTTTGGATTATAGGTATAGTCAATTTTATCCTTTGGAAATTTTGGAGTTTTCATATTACTTCAATTTACCATTTATGAATAACTCTTTTTCAAATTGTTCCTTTTCATTTAACAACTTAGTAATTTTTTTTTGGTTTCTAGCTTTATTAGTTTTAAAGATTAAATCAGATAGAGCATCCCAATCTTCTTCACTTATATGCTTACCTTTTTCTATAGTAATTTTAGTTTGACATTCGTCTTCCCAGAGTGTCTCCCTAACATTAACCATTGATTTATCATTTTGAACTTCGTTCAAATCATCACAAACTTTAACGTATTCTTTTATTTTATTGAAATCTGGTTTCATTCTATTTTAATTTAGCGTTAGTAAATAGTTCAGTTCTAAATTTGTACACTTCTTGAGAATTCAGGAAAATGTATTGCTCATAAAAAGCATTTTCGCTCCAGTTCCCAGAACCTTCAATAACATAGTGATTGAATTCTGTTTTTAAACAACAAATCTTACTATGGTTCCAAGAGTAAACAACTTTTATATTTGGACGACTACTAATCATTGATTTTAATAAATCATAAGTAGTAGGATTTCTTTTTACCAAACCATCTGATATCATCAATGTTATTTGCTCAACTAATCCGGCATCGTGTAATTCAACCAATGATTCAATCACACGAATGTTTATAGAATAGGTAGAAGCAAATAATTCTTTTATTCCTTGCGTTTTTGCAACTAACGGAATAAAAGTAAAGGCATTGAAAGCATTATCAGTTTGTAAAAAAAATATTTCTTCAGGTGCTGGCAATCGTAATAAATCCTCAGAAAGATTTTTGATAGTTTGATAATGTTTATTAAGATACTTTGAAATAAATAATTCAGAAGCGTTGTTTTTCAACGCCTCTGAATCTTCTTTACTTGGTATTTTGAAAAATTTATTTTCTTGCATCTAACTCAGCGTTAACTAAACCTAAATCTAAATTCCATTCTACCACTTTTGCAAGAAACTTTTGCTTAGTTACTTCATCCTTGGCATTTTCAGCTTTGTTTGTGTCTCTTCTGATGTAGTTATCCAAATTAGCTTTCTTTTTAGCTAATTCTTGAGCAGATAAAGCTTTGAATGGATTTTCAACTACTTTCTCATCAGCAAAAATTGGATGCTTACCTAAGATGGTTCCAGTCTCTCTGTAGTGAAGCAATTCATCATAGATTAATTGATCACCAGTGAAGTTTTCAATTGCTTTTTTAGCTAAACCAAAAATCACATCATTTTTGATTTGCTCACAATTTTCAGGCTTTTCACCTTCTAAATATGGCAATACAACACCTTCAAAAAGTTCTTGGTGAGCATCACAAAAAGCATGATAATGGGTAAACTTATCAGTAACCAGAGATTTCAATTTTACTGGACAATCTTCGTTGTTTAAAAATGGAAACTCATCTCTGAATTTAATTTCGGTTTTCACTTCATCTGAAGAAGAAGCAAATAATTCAACCACTTTTTTAACATCTTCAGCATCTACTTTAGAATCTGCTATATTTACATTTTTTAAGAAATTGACTTCCTCCAAAAACTCATCAGGATATTGTACATTTTTTTGCAAATATTCCCTTAACGCATCTCCTAAAGTAGCTTCATTAATTTGAGCATCCAAAACAGCGTGTTTTCTCTCAAATTCTTCTAACGGTTTAGTATCATTCAAATAAGCTTTGAATTCTTCAGAAACCATATTTCTAGTTTCAATATCAGTAAATTCAAATCTAAACTTTAGAATTATTAAAAGTTTTACAGCTAAATCTTTGTCAATTTTTGCCAAACCTTCGATAAACAAATCTAAAAGGGTAGGAGTTTTGGTTGATTGAACAGAGTTAAACTTTCTAATTTCAGAATCTGATATTTTATGAATTTTTTTCAATTCATATTCTACAGTCTGAAGGTTAGTTTCTGAAAATCCGGAACGATTTAGAAAGTTTAAAAGATTTGGTGATACTTGGTCTGATTTTTTCAACAAATCATACAAATCGTTGTATCGTAGATTTTTCTTTGGATGAACCTTTGCTAATGCTTCAAGTACATCATTTTTTTTTGTTTTCATATGGAACGTTTTTAAATTTATACAAATATGCACGTGCAATTTATTTTTTATTGGACACAAAGAAGCCCTAATAAATAGGGCTTCTTTTCAAACTAAACTAAACTATAAACCTAACCTCTGGAGATTTCTTTTAAGTAAGTTACGGCACCTCCATCAAAAACTTCTAAATTAATAAAAGCTCCTTTTGTTGCTTCCCACTCAGTACCATTATCTAGGATAACAGTTACTGGTCCAGAAACACCACCTGATAAAGTTGATGGAGTAGTACCTCCATTACCAACTAAGGTAACTACTTTTTTGTGAACAATAGTGTTAGTTGCCACTGCAATATCTGTAGCAGCATTAGACACAGGAAGCTCAACAACATATCCATTTGCAGGAGCTAACGCTAATGCTTCAGCATCAGGAGCAACATAATTTTCAGCAAATGATAATTCTCCTTCATAGAATTTAGAAACATGTCTGTCTCTTCTTCTTTGTTTGAAAATTAAGGTATGTTTTACACCAGCGTCATCATCCATAAATTCTGGCTCAAGGTATAATGGATTACATGGTAAACCAACAACCTTACGCATATTAGAATTACAATCTACATCGTAAATGATGATGAAAGGCTCTTCAATTGAATTCTGAACAAATTCATTGATTTCTAATTCATCACCAGGATGAGAACCTTCGTATTGTTTCATGAAACCTCCAGCATCTGGATCACCTTCATATTTGTGAGATGCTTTTTGCGTAGAATCTGTCATGTAGATTCTTTGCATTCTTGCACCAGCTTTCAAAACAATATTTCCAACTAATTTAACACCGTTTTCATTGGCATTAGGAAACATTTCCTTAACCAAATCATTTACATAAACCAATGTTGCATTAGCTTCTTTTCCTTTTGGCGAACCTGCTCCTGGAGCAGGTTTCGCAACTGATAATCTTAAGTTACTCATTTTCTTATTAAAAATTAAGCGTTAGTTGATACTTTGTACCAAACATTACCAACTTTTACAAGCTCGATGTATTTAGCATTAGAATCAAGAACTACATCCGTACCTACACTTACATTTCCAGCAACATCTTCAACTGTTAATGCAGCGCCAGTTTTACCATAGATTTTGATAGTTTTACCTTCAAATCCGTTTTCAATTTCAGCTAATGTAGCAGCAGAAGCACCATCATATTTGAAAGTATTTGCTATAGCTGAATTAATTGTGTCTTCAATAAACAATAAAGTTTCTGTTGGAGCTGCAACCGGAGTTATAGTTCTAGAAATTTCATATAGTTTGTTATCAGAACCAACTCTCAAAACAAGAGTTCCTCCAGATGCTATTGGCCAGTTTGCATTACTTGCTAAAACAATTTTATCAGCATTATGCACTACATTTTTAGCAGCAGCTAAACCTGTATTACCTTTAATTTTCAAAATTTGACCAGGTTTCAAATCTTCAACTGTAGTGATGTTTGTTTTCCATCCAGCATCTATATGAAGATTTTTGTAAGTCATTTTGACAATTCCGCTTTCATCATCATAAACTGGGATAAAAATATCATCAGTAAAGATTGGAGCGTCATTAGACCAAACCGATTGAACATTGAAAGCTTCAGGACGAGAAGCATCCCATTTCTTACCTACGTGAATAATTCTTACACCTAATTTGTAATCACCCATCAAGTAGATATCTCTTAAAAGAACTTGCAATTTGTAAGCTACTTTTTCTGAAGGGATGTTTTCTAAAATTTCGATGTTATCATCAAAAGTCATGAAATGAAATTGCTTATTAGTGTGATCAACTAAGCTTTCAACTCTAATGTTAGCAAAGTCTTCGAAATGCTCTGGCTTACCTTTGTAGTCCATGTTTGTACCATTGATTTGTTTGTATTTAGCTTTATACCAAGTCCAAACATCTTTATGTAAGTAACAAACTAAATTACTTGATTCTCTAACTTCTTGTGGAAGTCTGTAAAGGAATCCAACGCCACTACCATCGTTTGTGTGGAAGTAATCGTAAACATTAGCTGCTGTAATCTCAATTGTAGTATAAGGACGGTATTTTTGCTCAATATCTCTATGTTTCCATAGTAAGAAAAACAATCCGTTTTGTCTGTTGATAGCTCTACCAGCTTTTGTTGCACTATCTAGAGTAGGAACAAAGATTGCTCTAACTGTAGCGATTCTATCTTCTTGACGAGCTTTTTTCATTAACTCTTCAACTAAGAAACGTACAAATGACATTTTCTCTGGAGAAGAACCTTCTTTGTTAAACATATTCAACCAAGAAGTTTCAATTTTTTGCAAGTCATATCCTGACCATTTTGCGTCAATTTGAATTGGGAATATTTGACCAACTTCCGCATCAATTTCTTGAACGTTTTTAGGTAAGAATGAAAACTTACGCGCTTGAGTTATTTCTCCAGTAGCGATTGCTCCATCTGCAACTTGATCGTCAACTTTTAAACGTTTTGGCCAAAACT